AGTTCCAATATGACCTAATGACTTAATTTTTATTTTAGAACCTTCATTATAGAAACGAGTATCACTTGGAATTTGTAAATTATTCAATACTGATCTAATTTTTACTCTTATTCCATCAGTTGTTCCTGATCCAGCAGAATATGCATAAGTATCTTGGTCAATAAATGTCCTATCAGTGATAGATGAAGCAATTGAAGTTGGATTAATGTCTAAAAACTGGTTAAGAGTCTTATAAGCATAGGTTGCAATACCACTTTCACCGTTTCTATAGACAAACGAGAGGGTTCCAGAGTTTGGAAATCCTAATGTTGAGTCTACATCAATGTAAGTTTGTCCAATTCCAACATCACCAACGATAATTGACTTGGCATGAGCAGAAAAATCACCATATAACAACTCTGTAGAACCGTCATGTTGGTTCCATGAGGTATCAAGACTGATTTTATAGAAAATATTGGTGTTAATTCCAACATTTATACTCTCTACATGAGCTACTGGAGCATATGCTTTAGAAATATTCTCAAATGTATCTTGAAAAAGGGTTTTATTGATCAAATCTATAGGATCACCTAATATTGATTCAACAATAATGTCTCTTGTTTTCCTAAAATTGGCATTAGAAGGAGAAACTACACGATCTATAGGTCTAACAACTTCCGCTTTTTCATTAAAAAGTGCTCCAAAGAGGATTTTAAAGGATTCATCAGTACCTCTTGTTGAATAGAAGTCTTTAGAATGCTTAATAAATGTAGATTGGTTTAAATTTTCATGTAAATCCTTCTGAATTCCGTATAATAATTGATTTTTTGTCTTTCTTAAAAATTCTTCTAGGAATAAAACACTTAAATTCTCTACTACAACGTCTTCATCATGGGGAGCAGCAATAGAAGTTGAGAAAATTAAGTCTTCTGGTTCAGAAGGATTTGTAAAAGAGGTAATTCCACTGAATCCTCTTGTACAATCAACAAATTTTACACTAGTTTTACTGTCATATGATATAATTTCATCGCCAATTTTGATTAATCCATTATTATCTGGAAATCCATCCGTATTGTCAACAAGAATATCAGTTGCAGTTTCTTCAACCCTATTAATTAATGTTGTAGATTTGATAATATTACCACATTCACTCAATTTAATGTATGAATCAATGTTATTAACCAAGTCAATTGGAGCACCTTGATACTCTTGTCCCTTATAATAAGCACTTAAAAATTCACCAACAAGTGGAAAATCTGTCCGAACGTATTCGGGCAGTTGATTTTTTACAATTTTATTAAGCTGAACTTTTTTTAGGGTCATTTGTTATCTTACAATCTTACCTGGGTTATAACTTGGAGTAACGGTGTAAGTTGACCCTGATGGATCGGCACCTGAAATAATTTCATCAACAACCATATCAACATGACTTTTATCTAATTGCAAATAAAGGTCTTGTAAACCAATAACATCATTAGATTCGGGTATAGCAGAAATTTCCAAAATCTCAACGCTGTCTTTAGGTTTACCTGATACTATATTTATTGGGTTTAAAGTGATGCGTCCTTTAACATAGTCAATAACACCTATATTACGTCTTACAACATTCGCAGGACCAGCATTCCCATCTCCTGGTAAAGAAAATAGTGAAATTTTGCCTTTTTTCTTATCTGAATCAGGAATATCAAATAAGTATACAGTATCAACAATATCTAATACCTTAAAACCACTAGATCTGATATTATATCCTTCCATTGAAGAAATATGGAACTGATTACCAAAATCAATCGCATATTCAGCAAATTGGTTTGCGGCAATCCTTAAATCACGTCGTATTTGAATAGTAGTGATATTAGAAGAAATTGATTCATGACTTTGATCAATAATCTTCAAAAATTTACTATATTTGAATCTTGCACCATATTTGTTCAATTCTGCAGAATCAGCATACTTATCAATGTTGGATTTTACTAAACTAGAGACTGCTGCAACATTTCTTGCTAAATTTACGTTATAATAGACATTACTGACTGTTTCTACAAACAAATACTTTAAATCAAGGATTTCTGGGATAATTCCAGCTACAGAATACTTTTTAAGGTCTCTTTTGATGTTTTCCTTAATAGCATTAGAAATAAAGTCACCAGTTCTTGGTTTTATACTAATAAAGACCTTTCCATACTGTGGAGGAACCAATTCTTCACCACCATAGACGGAAATTGACTCTGTTTCAGGATAAATCTTGTTTGGAATCAAAATTTCATAGTCATTTGATGTTAATGCTCTATTTTGAGTCGCATATACTTGTGGAGCATACTTTTTAATGGATTCTGTGCTCTCAATTGATTGTCCACCTGATGATGACTCATTTGCGGTCACTAGAGAGATCCCACTAGTCACATTTACAGTAGAATCGTTGCGAGTATAGACTAATTTACCACTAAAGGAGAAATTTGCTATTCCATTGCCACTTTCTCCTTTAGTTTTGATATAAGACACATCAATTTGGTTACCATCTTGTAAAGCCTTACCAAAAATGCCATCTCCGAAGATTATTTCATATTGTTCGTCTTCAACTTCCTGAATAAAGTAAATTGGAGAGTCTCCAGTGATTGTTGTACCAGAATTATTATCAAAAAGGTCATCTTGACGAGCATATGTCAAAGAAACTGAAGATTGAGGACTTGGTTTTACATTAACCTTAAGAGTTTCTAAATCTATTCCATCATTTGACAAAATAAACTTCTGAAACTTATTTCTGGAGGAATATACGAAAGATTGCTCAATCATAGTGCCTTCATAGACCTCTACTTCGTCAAATTGAGCAATTCCATCAACAACACTAACAGATTTATCTTCAGTAATACCAAAAACGAAGGATTGACCATTAAATTGCTTACTAGTACCAACAACAGCACCTTTTTTAAGAACTACAGTAGGTGGTGCGGGTGAAACTGATGAAATATTACAAAAAAAGTTAATTGTTGCTTTTGCAGCCTTTTTTGAACGTGGTAAATATCCAATATTTCTTGCTAATGCAACAACATTCTCTCTTAATGTTGCACTATCAATAAAAACTTCATTAGATACCATATTGGCATTGTATGAAGTGATATATGTGTTATATGCTAATACATTTAATATTGTTGACAGGTTAGAACCCTCAAAATCATAATCAGTAAAGTCTGAATTAGATTTTAAGTAGTCTTTAAGAGTAGTTTTGATCTGTTCAAAATCCAGACCAGTAAAATTTAAAAGTGGCATTTATCTAGACGGTAGCAACACGAATTCTAATTGTTGAGGGGGAGTATCTGAACCTTTTATTGCATATACTATGACGGCATCCATTTGATTGTTGTCATAATTGGGTATAATTTCAACATTTATCAAATCAACCCTCGGTTCGTATGTTTTTATCATATAATCTATATCATCACGCATTGTAAGAGCAGTTACATCATCAATATTCTCAAATAATGACGCAGAAAGTTCTGACCCAAAGTCTGGATCAAAAAATTTCTCTCCTTTACGCATAAAAACAAGATTTTTTATAGAACGAGCGATTGCACTCTCATTTTTCAGACCAATTAAGTCATCATTAAGAGGATTACTCCTAAATGACATGGAAAGATCCTTAAAACCTTGCTTTACCCTCTCTAAAGGCATAAAAAAACACCAATTATTAGTTATTTATTACGAATTTTTACCTATATTCTGTAATGACCTCATAAGATTCAATTTCATTGATGTTTCGGTCATCATCACCTGCTAAACGTTCGAAAAAATCGTTCGAACTCTCCATTGTATCACGCTTTTTTGGTGTTTTTATGTCGTGACTGATTTCACGAAGCATTTGGACTTGTTCAACTGCCATTTTGACCTCCGTAAGGTGGAATTTAAGTAACAAAAAAGGATATCTGGTGTTAATTCCAAATATCCTAGTACATATTGACTATCACTTGTGTTTATTTAGACACCTTTTGTCTCATTTATTGCTTCCACGATGATATTCTTCAATTCTCGACGTTTTTTCTTACCGAGACCCGCCCGTGTGTCTATCTGAACCTTAAGCCAATAGACAAATGCAAGAACTAATATGAACTGAATGCCTTCACCCCATGATAAGTTCCATGCTTCATTCAAATCGAGACTCGCTGCTGCTAATAAGTTCATTTGCCCTGTCCTCTAGTTCTCTTCTTTGCTTTGTTACGAGAGGTCGCTGCATACTTCGTATGTTTACCTGCTCCTTGACGAGTTTTTTTGGGTATCGTCTCCACGAATGTAGAAGAACCCCATGCTCCTGATTTAGTTTTAACTGGCATAATGATTAGTTGTGTGGATTATAAAGGTTTAATAAGTATACTGCTAGGATAATACCTATGATGACTATAAGAACACCATAGGTGACTAATGGAAGAATCATAATAAAGAATCAATTTTGTTTTTAACCGACTCGTCCGTTGCTTTGATACGGAACGAGACTCCATCTCTACGAGAAAGTTCGGTGAGGATTTCTGCAGAGAGATCCCATAACTTTTCTGTGGATCCCTCTTTGATTAAACGAGATAATTCGCTCATTATATAACCCTTGTCTTTTCGTGCCCTACACGAATACGAGGATCGCACCAGATCTCATAGTCTGCATCTTGTGCATCTAAACAGAACGATACGTCTTCACCGCACATATCCTGTACATCACCGCTTTCAAAGACTTGCATCTTTGGAGCGAACCAAGGATACTCAAGTGCTTCAAAAACGCCATTCTTAATAAGTACCCAACCAAAACCAGTGTAATCACAAGTAAAAGGCTTTCTTCTTTTCGAGATGGTTTCGACGGTCTCGTGATTCATAACACCACCGTTCTTACGGAAATCATCTTCCTCTAACCAATGAGCAACTGAAGTAGTACTACCATCCTCTGTGGCATACCAACCTGCTGCTATTGCTTTTTCCTTCTCTGGGTCTGTGCTGCCATCTTCGTTAACAGCATCTGCAGGTAGTGCCATGTCTGCTAACTGCCAGAACTTGTTAGTGTCAAAGACAATATCACTATCAATCCATAACTGATAATCATACTTGAGTTTGCCATCCCAAGGAATCTGTTTTGGTCCACGTAATACATTTGCACCGAGTACCTTACAACGTGCAAAGTTTACCATTGATGAGTAATCCTGTGATATCTGAATACTCATACCGTTCTGTACCATGTCAAAGCATAGTTGAACGAAATTCTTTAGAAAGATATAAGAGCAACCTCTGCCTGGTAAACAGAAGACGATTGCTTTCCCTTTCCATCTTGCTTTGATTGCATCGATGTCCCACTCTGGGGCTTTTGTTTTGGGTGCAACCGTTTTTACTTTAAATCCTTTGGCCATACTGTGTAGCTCGCTTCATTTATTATAATTCAAATCTATGTATATGTCAATATGAATGCTCTTCGTCTACTGGTAAT